AATTCTTGAACGTAGCAAAAGCAAAGATGATTGTGTTTGTTCGTACCAATGATGACCAAATACTTTTGGTTGGTGCAGGCGAAGGCTCACAGCTGACCGCAGGTACTGTTCAATCGGGTGCGCAAAAGGCAGATTTGATGGGTTATCAGGTTACAACTATTGCAGAAGAACTTGCTCCTGCTGTACACCTTGAGCCATTCACCACTGTGCCTTTCGATAACTTTCCAGGCATTACGGTAAGCCCTGCTTACTAAGATTGTTTTCCGTTGTGTTCTTGTTGTATTAAAGGGGGCAGGTTTACACTTGCCCCTTTTTCAAATAAAGTCAATGATCTATCTTCAAACAAATACACCAGGCCAACAAGTGTTTTTATCACTTGACGAAGCACGGCAATACTTTGCCACGCCATTCACGAACTACCTTTTAATCTTAACGCACGAAGAGAATAGCACTACGGGCAATGACCTTGCACAGGTTGCTACTATTGTTAACGAGAACGTGCGCATAACGGAACTTGAAATTACAACGGTTGGCCTTACATTAGCAGGCAGATACAGGTATGAAGTATACGGACAAAATTCTGCAAGCAATACTGACCCGACAAGCGGTCTTGTTATTGGTTTGTGTCAGCGTGGATATGCTGTATTGAATCAGAATACAACGTGGTTTGATGTGCCTGTAGTAACCATACCAAATGACATCATCTATGAACCATAACGAATCGAATATAGTATCACTGAAGCTTAGCGAGTATGTTGCTAAGAGCGATGCGGAAAAAGTAGACCGCAAAGGTTGGGTAAACTACGGAGATGCAAATGACTTTCCACAATACCTGCGCGACCTTGCGCATGAATCACCCGTACATGGTAGTTTGGTTGTTGCCATTGGTGACATGATAGCAGGTAAAGGCATTCAGTCCGAGCAATATCAGGCAGAACTTGACGCACTCAACATCGATAGTTTAACGTATGCATGTGCGCATGACTTGAAGTTATTTGGTGGTTTCTACATCGAAGTGATTTGGAGCAATGACCGCACGGTGATATCAAAGCTAAATGCGATACCATTCGAAGAATGTCGCATTGCGGTGAATCAGGATGACGATAGCGAGATAGGAATCTTCCATAGCTACGATTGGAGCAACACACGCAAGAAAAGAAACACGCCTGAGTTCATTCCCAAGTATAACTACTTGACACGTGAAGCAGAACCACGCCAAATCTATTGGTGCTTTACCTACACCGGTTCGGATGTGTACCCACGCCCCGACTACTGGAGCGCGATTAACTACATCGAGTTAGACAAGCAGATTTCAATCTTCCATATCAACCAAATAAGCAACGGTCTTTTCCCATCGACCATTATCAACTTCTACAACGGGCAGGCAACGCCCGAGCAGAAGCAGCAGATGATGATGGATTGGGAGAACAAGATGTCGGGCGCACGTAACGCAGGTAAGGTGGTGATGTTCTTTAACGAGCGCGATCAACCAAAGACCGAGGTTACACCATTCCCCGTTAACGATGCGGACAAGCAGTATCAATTGATGAATGATACGGCAACGCAGAAGATTATTACTGCGCATCGTGTTACTACACCACTTCTATTTGGTATTCGCGAGAACACAGGTTTTGGTTCGAACAAAGATGAAATGGCAACGGGCTTAGAGATATTCAACAACCAAGTGATTGAGCCGTATCAAAACAAAATCAACTACAGCCTTGAGGAACTACTAAGCAATCAAATGCCAGGTGTGACCTTTGAGATTATACCAAACACCCCACTTGCAATTGAGCAGGCAGAAGCTATCGTAGATGCAACAGGTGGTGCTACGGCCGATGTTGCTGCAACAGCCTTGAATGGTGCGCAGATTAGTTCACTCGTTGACATCGTGATGCAAAGTTCAGCAGGTGCTGTGCCTGTGTCCAGTGCAAAGGCAATCGTGCAAGCTGCATTCCCAACGCTACCTGCCACAACTATTGATGCAATCTTTGCAGATGTTGTTAGCGGTTCACTGCAACCGACTGAAGTCATCATGGGTGACGAAAAAAAAAAAGATGATAGCACAGTAGGCGATGCGCTTATCGCATTAGGCGAAGACTGGAAAGAAGAATGGTTGCTCATTGATGCCTACAACGCAGATGAAGAAATCGAACACGAATTTGCGGTGCGCACAGGGGCGGCACGACCTGCGGCAAAGAGCGAACAAGACGCGATTATCGATGGCAAATACTTTATTACACGTTATGTGTACGCAGGTAGTTTTACCCATGATAATATGCGCCCATTCTGCAAGAAGATGGTGGAAGCAGGTAAGCTATATCGCAAAGAAGACATTGTGTCGATGGAGAACGTAGCGGTTAATCCCGGATGGGGACCAGAGGGCGCAGACACATACGACATTTGGTTTTACAAAGGTGGTGGAAACTGCAAACATTTTTGGGAGAAGCGTGTGTATGTAGATGCAAAGGGCGCAAAGATTAATCCTAACGACCCTGATGCAAAGCGAATAGCTGTTGCACTTGCTGAGCGCATGGGTTATAAAGTGCGAAACAATTCACTTGTTGCAAAGCTTCCTGAGGACATGCCTTATAACGGCTTTCTTCCAACAAATCCTATTTACGGCAATCAATAATTACAACTATGGCAGAGGTACTACTAATATCAGAGAACTACATCAAAAAATACACAGCCGTAAATGGTAGTGTTGACCCTAACTTGCTTTATCCATCAGTCTATTTGGCGCAGGATAAATGGCTGCTTCCCTTTTTGGGAACTAATCTGCTGAACAAGATTAAGGATGATGTAGTCAACAACACAATCACAGGCAACTATCAAGTATTACTTGAGGATTACATTCAAAAGTGTTTGCTTTGGTGGGTGATGGTTGATGTAACGCCTAACCTGTGCTATCGCATGGACAACGGCACGCTTGTGCAGCGTCAATCAGAAGACACTATACCTGTTTCGGATGTGGTCATGAAGGACATGATAGATCGCGCACGGCAGAATGCGGAACACTACACCACATTGCTTGTCGATTACCTGTGCGCTAACTCAAGTTTGTTCCCTGAATACTCAACAAGCACTTGGCCTGAGCGTTCACCACGCACGGATGTGACCAACACGCTTAACTACCAGTTCAGCACTGGCAACACATCAACATCTTTTCGTCCTACCTACTCTCGTAATATCATTAATCGTATACCATGAGTGATAAGAAGACACTGAAACAAGATTACACCGAGCGTTTGCGCAAGTATGAGCGCGAGCTGCAACTAAAACTCAGAGCCAATGGCAAACAAGAAGGAACAACCACAGCAAAAAAGTAACACGTTAAAGTCACTGCGCTACAAGTTGCAGTTGATAGATGGCTTGTGGTCAATACCACTTGCCTTCTTAGTGTTTGCGATTTCAGGCACGATATCCGTTGCCTATTTCAACGATGCAATCATAAGCACCGAATACATCCAGTATATTGTATTGGCTGCACTTGTTATGGTCTTTGCAAACTTCGTGGTTTTTTTGGGCATTAGATTCAATTTTCGGGCACTTCAACGCGAGATATACAACAAGGAAGTCAAGTATGAAATAAACACCTATCTATCGACATGGCAAAAGGTTGTGTTATACCTGCTCTTATATGCGTTCTACTTTGCTGCCTACCTGTACATCTTACACATGCTGATGACGGTTACTGCGTAAGGGCAACCGCTGCATCGTTTGTTGGTGTAAGGGAAAAGGGCGGCAACAATATGGGCTTTAATGACAAGGCTCTTCTTGTGCTTATGAAGCAACAAGGTTGGAAACCCGGCTATGCATGGTGCAGTTTCTTTGTTATGGCTATGCTTGACGAGTGCGGCATACCTCACACCATCACAGGTTGGTCACCGACCGCATACAACCGCAATGATGTCATTTACACGGATGGTAAATTCGTTAAGTCGTTTAGTGATAGTGATGCACTGGTGATGACATTAAGCTACAATTCATTTAAGGGCAAGAGATACAAGGGCATCGGTCACACGGGCATCGTGGACAAGGTGGCTAAGTATTCAGTGCGCACCATTGAAGGCAACACCAATGACCAGGGGATGCGTGATAGTCGTACACGCGATGGAGTGTATTACAAGATTCGTCCACTATCTAAAAATCTACACATAACGCGATGGAAGAAAACAAGCTAAGAAGCACTGTACTAATCGCAGCGGTTGCAGCGGTTGTGCTAATCATGATTATTGTTGGCGTGCGGTCATGCAAAGAGAAGGAAGACCCTGCGGTTGACCGGTTAAGGTCTATCAACGATTCACTCTATGATGTGATTCAGCAGAACAATGAAAAGACCGATTCACTTTTCATCAAGATTGATTCACTCAACATCCATCAAGACACTATCATCCAACAGCAACAAATCACCAATGAAATTTACCGCAATGAAACTTACAACATTCTTTCTTCTTCTCCTTCTAATGCCACTGCTCAGTTTCGCGCAACGCTCAAAAAGTCGGATAGCCTACTCAAAGCAGGATTTTACACCCGAACTTACAACTTACGATCTGCAACTTTTCAATCTCAACTACAATAGCATGATGTATTGGTACGGCACGGCTATGGAAATAGATAGCTTGTATCAACTTGAACGGTTAAAGACTACCTATTACGCTAAAATCACAGGCATTCAGGCGCAGAGTTATGAAACATTGGCTGAAATCTACGCTAACAAGCAGGCTATTGAAAAGGCTATTGCGACTGAGAAGGACAACGAAATAAAGGAATTGAAAAAGAAGAACAGGCGGTTAATAATTACTAACACAGCACTCACTTTAGGTATCACAGCGGTAGCAGTTTCTACTATATATTTTACAATCTTTTAGTCATGGATTTTCAACCGAGGGATTTAATCACAATAATTGGTGGAGCAGTGTCACTCACTGGCTTGTACTACGCACTTAAGCGCGATGTGGTCAAAGTATCAAGTGCATTAGGCAAAGTCGAATCATATCACAAAAGAGAAGTTACTATGCTATCCGAATCAATCAAAGATACCAAGGATGAGTTTAACACCAAACTCAACACCATGAAAGAAGAACAAAACAAAGCCATTGATAAGCTTGAAAAAAAGATTGATGTGATTGCGTCACAAAACTTGAGCATCAGCACCAATCTTGCGGAGTTAGCCGGGTACATCCGTGGCACTAAATAACACTACATGCAGGGTCAACATGCGGAGATTTACAAAGAGATACATGCAGGCACAGGAAGTATAGCAGAGCGCATCCGTGCGGCTATGGTTAAGCATGGCATCACAATGCAATACAGGTCATTTGAGCGATTGTATTATGCATGGCGCAAGTATCATAGCTTGAAACAAAATGAGCCCGTTAAAACGCAGCCTAAAGGTAACCTGTCTAAGTTATCTGCCGACCTTAATCAGTTCAACAGTCTTCTTGCAGAGTTAGCACCTGAGACAAGTAACCCACTCGACCTTCCACCATCGCAGGAAAGCGACTACAAACCGTTCAAACTACCGACAAATCACAACGACATCCTGCTCTTGTCGGATATTCATGTGCCGTATCACAACATTCAAGCACTAACACTTGCGCTGAAGTATGGACTGGAGCATGAAGTGAATACTATCCTGCTCAATGGTGACATCATAGACTTCTATGCTATTAGCAGATTTGAAAAAGACCCACGCAAGCGCAACTTCGGGCATGAGGTGTTAATGACACGGCAGTTTCTTGCAACGCTACGCAAGCTATTCCCTAATGCCGCGATCTATTACAAGTGTGGTAATCACGATGTGCGGTACGACCACTATATCATGCGAAATGCTCCCGACCTGTTGGGTATGGATGAGTTCAACTTTGAATCATTGATGAAGCTTGACGAGTTAAACATCACGTTTATTCCCGATAAGCAGATAATCCATGCCGGTAACTTGACCATTTTGCACGGGCATGAACTGGGTGCATCGGTATTCAGTCCTGTAAACATCGCACGTGGTTTGTTCTTGCGTGCCAAATCCGATGCATTGTGCGGTCACCATCACCAGGCGAGTGAACATAGCGAGCCGAACATTAAAGGAAAGCTTACAACTTGTTGGAGTGTGGCGTGCTTGTGCGAGTTGCACCCTGACTACATGCCCATCAACAAGCATCACCACGGGTTTGCACACGTTCGTGTAATGGATTCGGGCGAGTTTGAAGTGAGCAACTACCGAATAGTCAACGGAAAGATTCGTTAAAGAAAAAGCCCCCACCGTTGTGAGGGCTTGTTCAATCAATAACGAAAAACAATGATGCGTATTATCACATAACCGTTGCAAATATAGAACTATTCATCAAGCAAGTCGTAGACTATTTTTCCGAATTGCTCGTACAGGACTTCTAATGCATCTTGCGTTGGCTCATCGTGATTGCCATACTTCACTTCATTACGCATCATATTCATGATGTCTTTTAGTGCATCCTTATAGCGTGCAGCGTTCAGTGTGTAGCTGTATTCTACCTCGTCTTCGGGTAGATTAAATGTTAGTGTTGCTTTCATCTTGTTTTTTGATTTGGTTGCACAGGTCTCTTAACGAGATTGCTATTATCCACAAAGGGATTGCTACAATTATTGCTGCTATCATATTACTTGGGTTTTATTTGGTTGTCCAGTTTCACCATCCCTGTACCCATCATTGTATGAGTTGTGGATGTGGTTCATTTCAATTGTTTGCACTGCGTTCAGTAGCCCTTCCATTTCAGCCCATGTCATTTTGATAGCTTGACCTTTGAACCTGCGCTTGAGCGTTAGGTGCAGTCTGCGAATGGCTGTTTCTTTTTTCTCTTGTGTCATTGTGTTTGATTTTAATTGTTTCGGTTATTCCTGAGTTAGCGGAAATTTTCTTCCGTATCTTTAATATAAGTTTCTAAGAAAGTTTGAAGTTCTGCTCTGCTAATATACTCTGGGTATCCTTTAGCGACTTTTCTATCTAAAAAATGATGTAGTGATTTCAAACTTTCTTTTAATCCTAATACAATACCATCATTTACACAAGCACGAAAACTATCCGCTAACAAAGTATTAGCGTTATTGCCGTTTTGCTCTTCATTTGAGTTTTGTGTCATTGTGCTTGTCGGATAAATAGTTCTTGTTTGATTCTTATCAATGTCTTGTGAATAGCGTCCTTCTCTGCTGTGGTTTTACCAACCATGCCCAGGTACTTGTGGCGAAGCAGCCGCAGCTCGTCATTGGTTAGGCTCATCATTTCTTTTCGCTTCATACTTTGTCAATTTTAGTAGTTCGTTCTTCACATGCATGTAGTAAGCCTTCACGCTGTAGTATTCACCTGTGCCATCAAAGTCCTGCATAATCTCATCAGGTGCGTTGCTGATTGCCTCATCGACACAATAGAGCGCAGCGTTAACTGCTTTAATATGCACCAGCGCAAGTTGCCCTAACTGCTCACCGCCTTCGACTATATCAAAATAGTTCGAGTACAGTTGCCATGCTTTATCCTTTGCTTTCATCTTTGTAAGTTTGGTTGTAGTAACATGTTGCAGCGCGGTTATTCCATTTAGCAATAGTGCTTTGTTCGTCTGTGCGTCCTTCGCGGTAAGCTTCAAGAATCTGCTGCCGTTCCTGCTCTAAACATTCAATCATTTCCTGCATGAACTGCCTACCTCGTTGGGTGTGTTCATCAAACAATGAGTTAGCATAGCGTTGCGTTATTCTCATTGCTATTTGTAGTGCGGTTTTTCTACTCATAGTGCTAAGGTATTAAGGTATTCACGCCACATTGGTACACGCTCCTGAAGCTTTGCGATTGCTGCCTCATCAAACTCCACAACCTTTTCGTGTATGCGCTCCTGCACTGGTATGTCGTACACCCATTCGGTTCGGTGCGATTCTAAGTCTGCATCCGGGTAATCGCGCATGAACTGCTCCATGTCGTATATCATGTTGCGCTCAATGCTCTGTGCTTTCTTAATGAAGGTAGGGTCACCCTGTGGATCAATAAGATTCAGCCTGCGTGCCAATCGATACTTCTCATCGTTAATCATCTCGATGGGTGCATTGACAAGCACAAAGCAGAAGGTTGCAGTAGGTGCGCCCGTTAGCCACATATACGCCTGCCCCTGCCAGTAGTAGTCTTTGTTAAGGTCATCCTGTTTTGAATCCATGAAAGTGTGGATGCTCCAACTGCTTTTGATGTCGGGTACGTTCAAGCACTTGTCATTGTCATCGATTATGAGCAGGTCGGGCGTGCCTTTGACAAATTGGTTTTGGAACATCTGCTCATTCTTGAACACGATTTGCTTGCGTTCCCTGCGCCACATATCGATGGCATCATTCTCAACTGCCAATCCTTTCTCAATGTACTTATTACTGATTTCTTTGTAGCGTTTGTACTTGTGCTGCACATAGACTTCCAGTAGTGCGCTCTTTGTTGTTTCGCTAAGACCTGTTTTGGTTCTTGCATCGGTCATCAACTTACCAAGTTGTGACGCTCTGAATAATACGTTTTCCATTTGTTGTTGTTATTGATGGTCAAATATACAATTATTCGCCAAGACCGTACTGGTCTTTTTTGGCATTCAGTTCATCACCTACTTCAGCCAATACCTCAGGGCTGCAAGCCTTAAAGATTTTCATCAGCTGAGTGATGTCGGTTGCCTGCTGAATCAGTTCACGCACATACGCTACATCCTGCTCATGCCCACGACCAAGCGCACCTTTCAACTTGAATGGCTTGTAGGTATCCTTGTTCTTGCGATTCAAGTCACGACCGAACACCTTGCCTAATGACAATGCTGCGTTTTTAAGGCACTCAGTCTTGAGTTTACCAAACGCCAAGTCCATAGCATTAGCTTTTTTGTTATCGGGGTTTAATGCCCATCTATTACGATCGCTGCCAAACACATTGTCGGGTACTTTGTCAACCATGATAATAACCGATGCGGCACCGGTGCGTTTTAGTTCGTAGCCGCTAATGGGATGTATCACCACTAACTCAAGTGATGCCTGGACTTCGTTAGCAAGTACCGCCCATTTAAAGTTCTCAGTACGCCAATGCCCAAAGAAGAGTTCGTCTAAGGTAGTTTCAACGTGACTAATGACTAAGGTCTGCGCCTTCTTGTCGGGTGTAGATTCAACTCCGAGTGGGTCTGGTTCTGCGTTGAGCATCTGCTGAAACTTCTGCAATGCTTCAAGATTGTCTTTGTGAAAATTCATGTTATTGATTATTGATTGGTTTGCTTAGTGATTCATTAGGCAGTCATTCAGTTCTTGGCAGTAGCTTAGAACTGCGAAAATGATAATTGCGCCAATGATGTAACGAAGAATGGTAGATGCTTTTTTCATGTGATAAGATTTATTGTTATTGATAGGGCGAAGATAGTGCAACTACTTACACTCACCCTGTTAAAAATTGTTAAAATTGCAATCGGTTACAGATTGTAACCACCTCAACTATACCAACACGGGTATAAATGCAAGAAGATTACGCTCGTTTATACCTTCAAGGGTACACTACGCCCACGAATAGCTACCGTAGTTCGGGAATAGTTCAAAGTACATGCGCATCATTATCGCATCTGCGTAGTCAGGTGACTTGCCATGCATGCGTGCTATCTCATCTTTGCTAATCACAGCAAGCTTGCCATCTGCTTCCGGTTGCCTGCGTCTTATCATGTCCAGTTCTTGCACAATCACATCGCGAAACTGTGACACTTTGAAGATTACTTTGTTCTGCTCAATCAATTCTGCTAACTTGAAATAGCACTCTGCCTTTTGGTTGGTGAACTTATCCGATTGCTTTGCACGCCCACCATTAAGGAAGCCGCGACACTTTAAGCTATCTACCACACCACCACCTACACCATCTTCATCGCAGATCACGTTGCTTAATTTGATAGCATGCCTGTCGCATAGTTGGCGAATGGTAGCGACAACAGTTGTTATTGGTTGCTTACGCAGCTCGTGTATTTCCATTAACTGCAAACCATGCCACACGCATATCACACTACGGTCTTTGCCAAGGCGTGCGATGTCGGCACTGATAAACTTTTCACCTTTGGCATCCTCTTCCCGGAAGCAGCGCACAAGGTCATCGTATTGGTACAGGTTGTCTACGCTCTCGTCATACTCCCAATCTCCATACAACAACCTTCGTCTATCTATTTCGGGCAACCGTTCAAGTGTTTCAATGTAGCTTTCAGGTAAGTGTGGGTTGTCCGTTGGCAGCGATGGTATAAACGCAAGGTGCTGCGCTAAATTATCTGCTTTGAATGGTGCGTAAAACTCATTGTAAAGCCATCCTTTGGACGGATTGCAGGTAAGTAGCATCTTCGGTTGTAAATCAAATTCGCGTAGCTTAAAACGAATGCGCGATTGCAATATGTCAATTGCCCTCTTTGATACCTGCGCAGCTTCATCCACATACGCATCAGTCAATTCAAGACCACCCAGTGCATGAAATTCAGGGTCACTTGGGTAAGCAAATAAATCCTTCAGGATTATCTCACTGCCATTGCTGAATGTGATAACGTGCGTCTGGTTGTTGATAGTGTAGTGTTCGTTGGGCGCAAGACCAAACATCTGCGCTACCTCAAAGAAAGTCTTTAGCGTGGTCTTCTTTAACGTGTCCAACTTGCTGCGACCTATCAAACCTCGCGTGCCGGGATACTTGAACCTGCGGCTTATTTGCCACGCACATCCGATAAACGATTTTGATCCACCTGCTGCACCACCGAAAAGCACCACACGTGCCGGGTGTGAATTACCCAACACACGCAGTGCTTCGTTTTGTTTCGGCAGGTACTCAATCATAATCTTTTGTAGTCAGGACAGGAATCGAACCTGTGATTGTGTTGAAATTCAAACTCAACATCTATCTGAACATTAGCGTCTACCATTTCGCCACCTGACTAATCCTTTTTAAAACGGCAAATCACCAGTGCCTTGTGAATCGTCTTCTTGTTGGCGTTGCTGCATCGGCTCGGACATCTTGCCCGAAAAGAACTTACCGCTCTTCCCTTCCTTAACCCATGCAGCCAGTCGCATCTTCTTGCCATTGACCATAATCTCACCTGTGTACTGTGGACCGTTGTTGGCTACGTTGTTGTTCTTGAATAGGGTGAACTGCCCCTCTTGCATTTGATAGTTACTCATTGTATTAATTGTTAATTATTGCGATGTCATCGACCATCAGTGCGATGGTTTTATTTCCGTTCAAATCGGTTGTTTCAATTATTTCGAACTGTTCAAGGTAGATGCTGTGGATGTCGATGAAGCCAATGAAGATTTCCATCTCATCAGGATAATCAGCCAACCTATCAAACAATTCGCCTATTGTCATAGCCTGTATTCATCTTTATCAGTGAGTAGTAAAAGCTCCTCAAAGATAAGACGCATTGCCATATTATCACTCATTGCAGGACGCATGCTACGTTTAGCTGTTAACAAGAATAACTTGCGTAGTAGTTCGGTTTCGCGCTGCTTGTCGTACTGCATGTTAGTATTCATTTTGCTTGTTAATTTCTTCCATGTACCTTTCCTTGCGGTACTCGTTGAACTGGTAAGGTGTGTTCTTGTACACACGAAAGCGCATATCGTTATTCCATTGCGGCAACGCATCGTATTCCTTCATCAACAATTGTTCAAATGCAGGTGGTGCAATGCGCTTTGCTTCTTGTGCCGGTGCTTCTTCAATCTTCAACTTGTCAGCTGTTTGCTGAATAGCCTCAAGCACCTGTGGGTGTTGGAACATTTCGTAGATGTTGTTGCTGCTTTGCTTTTCCAAATTAATGCGTTCACTGATCGCTTGTCTTTTGGTCATGAACTTACGAATCCATTCAAAGAATATCTGCCCATCGATGCGGTTATACACTGGACCAAACTCACCCTTCATTGCCATGCGAAAACAAACCTGCAGCTCATCTACTCGCAGATAGTAGTAATCTTCAAGCATTAACTCAGCTGTGAGCGCAAGTTGTTGTGCGTTCATCGGCTGTTGCAGGTTGAAGTATTGTTGGCACATATCCATCATTGCCACCATGATGTTGACCGTTGCCTGCTGATTTTTATCCTTCCGAATTTCAGCCAGCGTTGGTGATGTTTTCAGTGCCAAAATCTCGTGCAATTTCACTTCGGTATTGCTTGCGGAACTCTTCAAGTTCACTAATGCGCTTTGCTCTTTCATCTTGAATTATGTTTTTTGAGTTATTTGAGTTGTCAAATTTAGAGTTATTTACCATCCAGTTGCGAGCGGATGCTTTCCAATCCTTCATCGGATTGCGACCTTGCTTCCATCCATTGGCTTCGTAGTAGTTAAAAAATTTCGCGGCCTCGGTGTTTATTTTTTCATCAGTCCACTGCATGTGCTTTTGTACTGAATACTCACCCATGAAATTGTAAACATCATTTTCGTTTGGGGGTGCGAATGCACTACTATTGTTTCTTGGTTTCTTTGTTTCTTGGTTTCTTTGTTTATCTATAGGGGCAGTGGTGGTATCAATGCTGTGGTCAATGCCGTTGCTATGCTGTATCAATGCCGTATCCAATGCCGTATGCAATGCCGTGGCTTTTTTGCTACGGCATATTGAGATTAAAGTGCTGCTATATTGGTTCTTAGATTCTTTGATGATTTCAATGAATCCCCACTTGCTCAAATCGCCAAGTGCTGCAAGATAGGTTCGCTTGTTGCCAATGTGCAGACCTTCCATTGTTGCATACGTAGGTAACCCAAACTGCTCTTTCCAACCAAGTCGGTTGTTCAGTTCAATGATCCACATGAACAAAGCAGTGTGCTGGCACTTCACCTCTGAATGCTCAAAGGAAAAATCAAACCACTTCCGGGAAAGGTCATAACCGTTATTTTTCATCGAGTAATTTTTGAAGATGTTCAATCATGCGGTTCACTTCATAATCAGTCATTGAAATATATACACCTTCACCATCTGAATCACGATATGCTGACATGAAAATAGCGCCATTGATTCTTGAAAATTGAACAAAACATTTTGAACGCATGTCACGAAAACGTGGCGGATTAGTTTCCACTATTGATCTACCTGAATCACGATACATAAACTAAATACCCACCATTACACACAAAGGCAACCCAGCGCACGAAAGTGCTATGGCAATGCGGTAATGATGGGATTTAAAATGTTTTTCATCTGGGTTGCATGGCAAAGATAGTCAAACTATCTCTACTTCCAAATAATTGTTGCGATCATAAACCCGATTAGCAATCCTGCGCCAAGTATCAACAGCATCTTGCTATTGGTAGTGTCGCATTCAGGCTCAGCGTTTACGGACATGGGCGCAGGTGCCGGTGCTTTGCGGATGGGTTTGATGGTTAATTGACCAGCTGTCTTATAAAAGTTGCGCTTTTCTTTACGTTTTGAGTTTTTGTGCTTTCGTATATGCACCATTACAGTCAAAACATTTTCTAATACTTGTTCAGTAAGAGTAACATCAGTCCATGTGGCTATGCTATTCTTGCTTTTAATGCAGTTGCATTGGTGTAACGCCACAAATAGATTTGAATCTACGTTATACTTTTCGCGCATAACTCTGTGATTAAAGACTTTTGTGTCAAAGCATTCTTTTATGCATTGTACATACTTAAATTTGGTTTTATCTCTTAACATTCTAAGTATTTTTTAATTGTTATTGTGAATTCTTCAAATGACCTGCACACTTTCACGCAGAATCCTGCGTTTATCAGTTGTGCGTGAACGATTTTCTGCGTGTCTGAAAGTTTACCTTTCTCCGTTTTCATTTCGATGAACAGTGAATGGTATCCAGATGATGCCATGCATATCATCAGGTCGGGCATGCCAGGCATTGCACCTTCTGCCTTCAAGATGCTCCAGCGTTTAGCACGTTGCACAGGTGTACCGCCAATGAATACCCCGTTGGGAAAGGAAGCGATCAATGTGCGAGGGAAGGAATACCTGAACCACTCAACACATCGCTGCTGCATTTTGCTTTCGTCATGCTTCATTCGCTCCAAAGTTTAGTAGTTGCCCAAAAGTTTGATACATAGTTAGCATCGGTCTTGATGTTGATGGTGGGTATGTTATTGCGCAGGTGGTTATATTCCCAAAAGCTAAGTTTGCTTACCTCGTAATCGAAGCCAATGCGATGACCGCAATACTGGATGGTGGGGTATTCAACCGCAACGCTAAAGTTGACGATGTAGTTAAAGCCGTTTAGCGTAACCAAATAGGCATTGTGCAACTCTTGCCCATCCTCGTCCACGATGACCTGCCTATCGGGCTGATATACGTTTTTTACCCATTCGTACATGACGCCTACACTTACCCGTAATTGGTTGCGCATAACGTGAAATGGAAGCTTGTTGATGTTGCGCCTGATGTAGGCTACCTGCTTTGCTGTGGGGTGTTGTATGTTCATTGTTCACCTCCGTATGTTTCGTTGTAGTATTCTTCTGCAACCTCATCAAAGCATAGAATTCTATCGCTTTGATATGCGATAGTAATCTGCTCCCTCTCCATTGCTTTGGCGTGGTCTTTTAATTCTTTATACAAAAGATGCTCATCCTTTGTCAACCGCAATAATCCATTTATTAAAAGATTATTTAGTAACCACTGTACTGCTGTTTGTTTACTCATCGCCTTCGTGTTTTATAGTTATTGAATTAATGACTTCGCACAGGGGCAACTCAAGCACTTCGCTGAGATTCATCAGCTGCCGTAGCTTGATGCTGCCCGGGTCAACACACCAGTTGTGCAAGGTCTTTTTGACTATGGGTGTGTTGCTTCTTTGCATAGCACGAAGGAGGGCAGCCTTACTGCCCACCGTGCGTGCAATCAATCCGTTTAATTGATTGGTTTGTCTCATAGTTTAGGTTTTAAATCAGGGTTAACAGCGTAGAACACTTCGCGGTGGGCTTCGCTAAACATGTGCATGAATACAGATTCATCAATAGCCCTATAACGCTTATCGCGCATATCGATTTCAAGTCGTGCTTGCACCTGTATTGAATCATCGTATTTACGAGTTTCAATCTGCTTGTTGGTGCTGTAACTTAAAACGGTAGTTAATACCATGTCCGCAGACATGCAGCAGTAGATATCGCCAAAATTTCCGCAAGTGTAGAAAAAAGGCAATGTGATTTGGGTTGTTTCGTTTACCACTGGGTGGTAGTTGTTTACTTCGATTGTCATCTTAGTTGGTTTTTATTGTTGATTAAAAAAGTGTTCAGTGATTGCTTCGCGCATGGCGGTTTCAAGTTCATCCTGCAACTTGACAAAATTGCTCAACCCAATGCATTCGGTTAAGTTCAAATTACCGCAGTACAATTCGTAATTGTAGCGGTAATCAAACTCAGATGGATTGTCGTAGTCCGCTTCGCGGTAGTAAGGCGCATACTCAACGCGAATGGTGAGCGTGATTGGGATGATACTTGCTTCGTGTTCAAAAGTGAAATACATGGGTTATTGATTTAAATAGTTATTGATTACCTTTGTTGGGTACAAATCTACACTAAAGTTTCAATGGTGCAACTTTTTACCTGTAAAATTTAACAACCTTTAACAAATCGACTGCGTTAGTTACAACATAAAAAAGCACTACAACGCATGGCTTGACAAGGCTACAAGGCTTGCTCACGATAAATGTAAAGGAAGTGATTTGCTACATGAAGTATTAGCACGTTTGATGGATAGACCAGAGCAGGATGTGCAAGACATCGTGTGCCGTGGCAAGGTGGAGCAATATGTAAACCGTGCATTGTGGTTATCATGGCACAGCAACCGCAGCGACTACGCGATTAAGTACCGAAAGTATTACGAGTTGCATACCGAGAAAGGCGCAGAAGACACAAAGCAGGACGAAACATGGATAGGTGCATTCATCGATGGTGAGTATTTGTACAGCGCGATAGGTCGCATGCATGAATTCGATGCAATCCTGCTGCGACTATACAGCAAACCCGATTTTAATTACAAAGAACTGAGCGCGACTACAGGCATACCATACCCCTATCTGCGCACAGCCATACACAGAGCATTAAAAAAGATTAGAACATATGTTGAACTTCAACGTGCCGCTGCACATTCAAAGAGAGAGGCTAGCGATTTGTAAAAAGTGCAAGTTCTTTAAGTCAGTTACGCAGTCATGCGGCACACTTATCGTGGGCAACACTGTAGATCCTGAAGAGAACAGCGTAACTCACTACAAAGAGAAGATAAAGTTGTGCGGTTGCATTATGCCCATAAAGACCATGTTCCGATTTGCATCATGCCCGGCACATAAATGGTTTGCACTTGACTGGAAGCAGGAAGAGATTGCCGAACTGAACGAATTTATACTGCGCATTTACAAGGCGAATAAGATTGAACCGCAGGATTTGCAGCAGTTATACAAGTGGGCAACTAAAATGACAGGCGTGCATCAGCAACCATCAGGATGTGCATCGTGCATACGCGATTTGATAAACGAGTTTCGCAGGCAGCTAAACAAAATAGATAGCAAGTAATTTGTAAACATCAAAATAACAATCATGGGACTGCAAAAAGGAATGACCAACAACCCGAATGGTAGACCATTAGGAAGCTTGAACAAGAAGACGCTTGAGTGGGATGAGTTCGGCTGCACATTCGTAGCCGAGGCACTACCAAAAGTAGCCGCATTCATTAACGAGTGCATGGATAGCAAAGACGAAGACTTGAAGTTTAAGGCAGCAGGTCTAACACTGGATGTGCTTGAATACTTCAAACCAAAACAGGCACGTGTGACGATGGCTGGCGATTCAAAAGCGCCGGTGGTTATCAACGTGCATTCAGACCTGTAACAAAAACGAATCAAAAACTACAATAACACACAACATGAAGTTAAAGCTAAACATAGCAGCCAATGCCAAAGGTGTATCACTTGCGAAATACATCGACTACCAAAACGCGGTCGATAAGGTTGAGCAGGTGCATATCATCACTGGCAAGAGTAGCGAAAGCATAAGGCTACTACAGGCGAGCATCATTGACGAAATCATCATGCAGTTCGAAGCAGCCATTAAGTTAGGCAGTAATGACTTTGAACGGAAGGTGCGTGCTAACGCGATTGAGTTAGGCTTTATCCCGAACCTGCAAGAGATGACCTTTGGTGAGTACGTTGACTTGGATAGCGCATGCACCAACCTGTACCAAAATGGTAAGGTGAATGGTGAGGCTGCGCTGAAGATGATGTGCATACTATACCGACCCATCAAAGCAAAGTTTGGCAACTACTACGACATTGAGCCGTACAAGACTGAGGCAAAGCGCAAGTATGCAGATGCTGTGAAGGAGTTAACGCTTGACCATGTACTGAACGTACTGCTTTTTTTTTCGACTTTAGAAATCGAGCTGTACAACAGTTCCCTAGAATATTTGGCAAAGGAGATAACGGAGATAGTGAAGGAGATGACAGCGGAACACCAGACGGCTTAGAAGTTTATGGATGGTTTCACATCATTGAGAGTTTAGCGGACAGGGACATAACGAAGTTTGATGCGGTAACCGAGCGCAACGCATTTGAAGTATTTACGCACTTGACATATCTCGCAGACTATGTGTATGTGCAGAAAGTAGAAATGAAAAAAAGGAATAGATGACAAGTTACAACTATAGTTACAACGTACTTATCAATCGACTTGAGGCATTTGCAGCAGGTCACTTTTTGATACGCAGGTTCACGCATGGGCAGATTGACATGAGCGACCAATTGCAGGACGATCAATATCCGTTCATGCACGTTACGCCCGATACGATTGAGCCGGTGCCAGGCGCAATGAACTTTGGTTTTCACATCATGTTTGCGGACATACCACGCGACAAAGAATACAAGGCAGAGTACCAACGCGAGGTAATTAGTGATTGCATACGATTAGGGCAAGACTTAATTGCTGAAGTGAAGAATGGACTTGAGTTGTTTGGCTTCGATGTTCAGCTTCTTGAAACGCCCACCTTTGAGCCGTTCATGGAAGAGCAGAAGAACACGGTTACGGGTGTTGCCTTTACATTGAAGCTTTCAGTGCCGTGGGATTGGTCAGCCTGCGACATACCTGCGATATGGTCAGTTGGTGGTGCAAGTGGTACAGGTGGTGAAGGCACAGGCTACGGCATAACGCTACGCACCAATGGTGTTGACAACGTGGTGCAAACGCTGCTTGACTTAGTTGAAGGCACGAACATAACCATCACGGACAATGGCAATGGGTCGGTAACAATCGATTCAATAGGTGGTGGCGTAACTGATTTTGTAAGTACCGCATACAACGCCAACCATACAACTGCAACAGGCAACCAATATGTAGTTGGTGATAGGGTATGGTACAACGGCAACGTGTACCAATGCATTGCCAACAATGATGCAATCATACCAACCAACACAACGTATTGGACACTTGTTGGTGCAGGTTACAGGTTGCGTCAAACACCTGTAGATTGGAATGCAACGAGCGGTGACTATCAAATACTGAACAAGCCAACCATAACCACACCTGTAAATGCGGATTGGAATGCATCGAGCGGATTGGCGCAGATATTAAACAAGCCAACCATTCCCGCAGCGCAAGTAAATAGTGATTGGAATGCGGTTAGTGGTGTTGCTGAAATCTTGAATAAACCAACCATTCCTGCTGCCCAAGTCAACTCGGATTGGAACAGCGTGAGTGGTGTGTCTGAGATATTAAACAAGCCAACTATTCCTGCTGCGCAGATTCAGTCTGATTGGAATCAGAGCAACAACGCAGCACTTGACTTCATTAAGAACAAGCCAACCATACCAACTACACTTGACAGCTTAACGGATGTGAACACGCCTGCACCAACAAACGGGCAGGTACTAACTTACAATACAAGCACAGGTCAATGGATAGCATCTACACCTTCGGGCGGTGGCGGTGGCACGGTAAATAGCGTTGCACTTTCAATGCCTGCGCCTGCAAATCCTGCATTCAGCGTGGCAGGTTCACCCGTGACCAATACAGGCACACTTGCTGTTTCGGCAAATGGTACTATAGACCAATACGTAGACGGCACAGGCGCACTTCGCACAATGCCTTCAACGAGTGGTGGCGGCTCATCAGTTAGCTACTATCTCAATGGCTCAATCAATCAAGGAGTAATAGGCGGCAGCACCTACTACCAAATGAGCAAGACGGCTGTATTTGGTGCAGGCACGGATTTTACACGAACTAATGCAGCAGGCAATGGATTAATCGCGCAGTTCATCACGGATGCAAACGACCCTAATGTGTTACTTGTGCCGGGTGGAAACTTCAACCTTGAACTTTATTTTAGTGCGTCATCGAGTGGTGGCTCGCCTTCATTCTATGTTGAGTTGTATAAGTATGATGGTGCAACATTCACCCTTTTGGCTACCGATGTTGCAACACCTGAAGGCATAACGCAAGGCACGGTTATCGATGCGTATTTCACGGCTCTTGCAGTACCGCCAACCACAATGGCGTTAACCGATAGATTGGCGTTGCGTGTGTTTGTTACCACTTCAGGTCGCACTCTTAAACTGCATACTGAAAATTCGCATCTATCTCAAGTAATAACAACACTCAGCACGGGCGTTAATGCGCTTAATGGCTTAACTGCACAAGTTCAAAATTTCGCAGTAGGAACGGCAGGAGCTGACTTTGGTATTAGTTCGGTTGGTTCAACACATACATTCAACCTACCAACTGCAAGTGCGGCAAATCGTGGCTTGCTTTCAACAACGGATTGGGCTGCGTTCAATGGCAAGCAAAACAACATCGGACTAACTACGGTGGGAAATGCACTCGCTACGCTTACCAATCCTAATGCAATAACCTTCCTTCGCGTGAATGCCGATAACTCGGTTACCGCCCGAACGCCCGCACAAGTTTTAACCGATTTGGGGGTGAGCGCGAACATTATACTCAATCGAAACTTCGCGGACACATCGCTCACGGGAACGACTGCCAACACAATAATTTTCACCGTGCTGATTCCCGCCAATACACTTCAGGCGAATGATTGGATTAACTTTAAAACATTCGTGCGAGTTAACACCTCGTCATCGACTATTAAAGTTTATCTAAACACCACGCCAACGATACCAACGCTCTCGCCTGTTACCATAGGTGATTTATCCCTCGCGCTCAATTCGGGAGGACTTTATGAGAGGAACTGGATGATTCCAACATCGGGAGTTAGCGGTAGCATTAAATCATTCCAAGGTGCCGCGCTTTCGGCTTTCACACCAGCCAATAACGCTATTTCATCAGCCACGATAAATACAACGGTGGATCAATACATAGTGTTTGCGGCTCAGAATAACACCACAGGTACTACCTTTATTACTAACGGGAATATTATACAATTAACACGATGAGAGATATACAATCTTTGGACATTTGGAGCGCAGGCGAAACAAAGACAGCCGTATGCATCCGACTTTACATCAGCTACGATGACCTATCAACAAGAGCCGCTTTTCAATACTCGCTATGCGATGTTGATGGTGTTACCATTTACGAAGGGCAAATACTTATTGAAGGTCAAACCTATTTGGATTGGGGCAGTAGTGGTGATTCAAACAATGAAGCATACACCATTGCGGCAGCACAATTGAACATCACGCTTGCGTAATGGCAGATGCTTTTGAAGATATACTAAACGAGTACGCAGTCGCAGTCATAGAACGTGCGCAATCTAACCTGCGCATCAAACGAAGGGTGCGTGGTAAGATGGTGAATCGTTTTGCTTCAGGTACGTTGTCAAAATCGCTCTACTACAATCTCAAGTTTAGATACAACAAGCCCACGCTTGACTTCACCGTGTCTAATGACCAAGCAGGCAAGTATGCGGATGTGATTGAATATGGGCGCAGACCTTACCCGGGGCAACCTAACAAACGCCCACCTGTTAAGGCCATTGAGGACTGGATAAGATTAAAGCCGTTGAAGCTGCGAAATAATCAGGGGCAATTTATTAAGTCAACTGATGACACCATTAGAGCTGCAGCATTACGCATCGCAATCAACATTGGTGAGCGAGGCATTGAAGGAATCAACTACTACCAAGAAGCAATCAATGATACTTGGGATGAATATAAGGACAAGTTGATTGAAGGTTATGTAAAAGGAATAGAAACACGATTACTATTAAATAAACGATAATGGCAATAACAATAGAAGACCAGCCGTACACATGGGCGGTGCGAGGGCAGAAGCTAATGATAGTTGCAACGAGTGATGAAACTGCACAGGTTGGTTTTAAGTATGGCGTCGAGGTAGACATAGATGGTGTATTGTACAACTTCTATTTGAGTGCTGCTCCTGATGATAGGTTATACTTTGACATGCAGCCGCTTCTTGACACGATGCGCAATACTGAGCCGCAGAACTTTCACTTTGCCACCGATGATACGCAAGATGATTTGAGCAAATTAAGTTTGACCTTTACACTTAGCGAATGGTGGTTGGTAGATGGTGTGTTTACGCTCAATGCAGGTAGCGAGGTAAGCGGTGATGAAGCTTTAGCAATAAACGGCTACTTCCAAGTAATCGATGGCTACAAACCGAATGTAGAAACAGGTAGCCAAAAAGTGAAACAATCGCTCACAAGCACATCATCGTATGTAATGAGCGACCGAAACAACAACACTTCGCCATTTTATCTTAGCCAAACATGGAGCTTTGGTGACGCTATTAATAGCATTTGGATTCCTGTGCTTGAGAAAGACTATGGTGTGTTGTCGATACCCGGCAATGATACCTATCTAAGCAACAACGTAGCAACTCAATTCCGCATTACTATATTCAGTTCAGCAGGTGCGCCAACGAGCCAAACCATTGCGCTCAATGGATACGATATTGAGAACCTACCTGTGTACCCTGCAAACCTTAACGACTGGACAGGGCTAACTGTTGCCCCTTCGTTATTTCCTAACTGGCGATGTTACACTGTTGGCATACTTAACGCTGCAAATGGTAGTGTGAGTGAAACCTACATCTTCTACAACACGCACGACTACGGGCAGAGCGACTGCAATTGGGATAACATCAGACTTGGATGGGTTAATTCGCGTGGTGGTTGGGACTATTTCAACTTCACCAAGAAGTCAGAAACAACAAATGAGATTGAGCGCAAGCAGTACCGCAAGGTTTTATTCAATGGCAGCCCAACCATATTCAGCCCAAACGACAGGTCATTACTACAACGCCAGAACTTAGCGCAACAAGTAATAACCATTACATCGGACTACATCACCGAAGGCGAGTTTCAGCTACTACGATCGTTGCTCGTAAGCAATCAAGTTACATGGCTAACTGAAGAAGCAGGTACGCCTGTTGAAGTACCTGTGAACATAGAAGACACAAGCTTTGTGGAAAAGAAGAATCGTGACGGCAAGCAGTACAACGTAACTTTGAGAATGCGCCTATCAAACCCATACTGGACATAACATGAACGGAGAAGTACAACTAATAGTCAACAGTGAAGTACCTACAGCGATTGCGAGTATATCAAACAATCCTATATACATAGGCATTGGTTCGCTATCAAGATTGATTGTGACGAGCAGTGATGAAGTGGCTGCATTGACCACAGGTGATTCGCTTACCATCTTCAACGCAATAGGTCAAAGTGTTGTTAAAACACTAAACTCAAACCCTGTTATTGATTCACCAGTGCCAGGTCAAACACGATTGAACTTTGCAGGCACATGGGCGCAAGATTATTCAGCAGCTGCAGGTGGTTACTTCATGTTGGGTGTTGGTGGTGAATACTACTTAGACCTTTTTGAAAACGAAAGCATATCGCAGAACTGGAAGTTTCAAGACCTTAACAGCTTTACTGCGCAAGGTGCATTCACTCGCGAGTTTAGAGTGCCTTATAGTGCAACTAATCAACTTGCACTGGGTGCATTGTTTGATGTGAACGTAGAAGCAGGCTCATCGAATTATTTCCATTACAAGTTACCTGCTGAGATTCGCGTTGATACGCTACCCATCGCTACAGGTTATGTGCGTGTACGCAAGATATACAAGCAGCAGAACCGCATTAACGAGGTTGAGTTAGCCTTCTATGCTGAAACACCCGACCTTGTGCGCAACATTGGCGAGAAGAAGCTGAGTGATTTGGATGCGCTTAGTGCGCTTAATGAAACCGTTGGGTATGATAACGTGACAACTCCAAGTGCGGAGCGTATATGGACGATTTTAGATCGCGGTCAAAGATGGAGTGAGAATGGTGAAACCAATACACGCACATTACAAGACCCGAACACGCCCGTGTTTGCTGCTGACCTAACGCCTGCACTTTGTTGGGAATACCTGTTCAACAACATTATCAAAGAAGCAGGTTTTGAATTGGTGGGCGGTACACTGCAAAGCATACTAAGCCAATACTGGATGCCGTGGTGCAACTCTCGATTCTTGCAAGGTAGTGATACCAATGGTGGCTTTGCTTTTCGTGCTGCATTAAGTGCATCAACACCTGTTGCCTTTAACACGATACCATTTGATAACGAGTTATTTGATAACAACGGTGACTATAACCCTGCAACGTACACCTTCACCGCACCTGTAAGCGGTCGATACTTTTTCAACTTTAACCTACAAGTGGTCATCACTGGTGCAAGTGCAAGGATATTTGTACAAGCGATTAAGAATGTGGTGAACAGCTACCCAATAATCGATGTGCAATTTTTTACAGGTACAAGCCAATGGGTATTTAATGATTCGCAACTACTTGAGGCAGGTGATACGCTAACGTGGTATTGCTATAAGCAAGGTGTAGGCACTGCTGCATTTGATGCAGGAAGCACGGTTGGTTTGCAAGTTGCCAATTTGAACTATAGCCAGTCTATTACATACAGCGCAAACGCACCCGACATGAAGCAAATTGACTTTGTAACGGATGTGATTAAGATGCACAACTGCGCGATTGTAGCGGACAGGGCAGTGCCAAGTAAAATCTACATCGTGCCTCAGAATAGCTACTTAGGCAGCGGCAATGTCTTAGACTGGACAAGCAAGCTTGATATTTCCAAGGATGTCACCATAGGAAGCACAACGGATTTGCAAAAGGGAAAGTTTCAGTTTACCTACACGGCAGGTGAAGACTTTTTGAGCAAAGTATATAGGAATGTAGAACGTGTGTATGGTGACTATGAGGCGGTAGGTTATACCATCAACCCGGATACAGCACCAAGTGACTTCGCCATAGGTGACCAAAAGATTACACTTGTTACACGCAGCACGCCATCGGGAGTTGTGAATGGCAATGGCTATGTGATGCCTATGTTCTTAAATGATTCAGTGCAGTTCGTTGCCCCTGGTCCTCGTTGTTTGTACGAGGCAGGTTCAGTAGATGTGCAATTGTATGATGATAGCACGACAACGGTTGTCAATACCAACGTGCCTGTGTTAAACAATTACAGCGCAGTATATCCATCGATTTACGACTATGACTTAAACTGGGCACCTGAAGTGCCACCACATCCGATTGAGGCGAATCCGTACAACAACTTATTCAATTTGCATTGGCGCACCTACATGAATGCACTTTATAGTCCTGAGGCACGCATGATGGAAGCATCTTTTGCGTTATCGCTCAAAGACATTCTTACGTTTCAGTTCAGCGACAAGATTTGGATACAGGATAGCTATTGGCGCATCATTGAGATAAGTGATTACAAGGTGGGCGATGTGGAAAGCACAAAGGTTAAATTGCTCAAGTTCTTGGAAGATACCGAGGACTGCTCGGCTACACCTTCAACCATTTCTTTTAATGGCGAGGTGAACTTTGTTGATGCCAACTATGACCCTGTTGATCCATCACAAGACTGTTGCACTCGTTATGGCTACACATGGGATGAAGCTACCGCTGTGTGTTGGGCTTTTGTGCCAACGGGTGATAGACCTAACTCACCCACATCAGGCAGTTCGACCAATCCTGCACCACGCGAAAACAAAGCGCAGGCACGCAATGCGGCTATCATCAATTCGGTTATTTCAGGTGACAACGTGGTAATTGAGAATGGCAACCAAAACACGTTAGCCGTTGGTGAGCGTTTGGAGTTGACCAAGAATGTCAATGGTAGCAATTTATTAGGTAAAAATGTTACGACGAATCTTCCGGGCATGCACATTGGCGGGGGCTACAGAGCGGGCAACCCTGCAACAACTGAAGACGGATGGGCGCAGTTCGGTCAGTTTGCTTTGCATCGCTATCCAACCATTACCGCATCAGGGCAAGTTTCAAATCTTTTCATTGAAGGCATCACAGGTGAATACATAGACATGCCCGATGATACGCTATGGAGTTGCATGCTTAACGTGACCATCAAAGATGCAACAGGGGCAAGTGTGACAAGGCTTCTACACTTTACACTGGAGAAGGTGGGCGGTGTTGCAAGTGCGAGTGCTATCACAACCATAAGCACGATAGGTGCAATAGGTGCAAACGTGTTCACATTTGGAATAGATACAGCAACCAATCCTGATGAGCATCGCATAAATGTCACTTTCACAGGCGGCACTTATCCTGATGCTTTCATCATCAACACATCATTGCAATACCAACAAAACAAAACAGCATAATGGAATCAATTAAAAACACAATGCGCTATCTTCAGTTAGGCATCAAAGCAAATCCAACACACAACTATTCGCTGCGCAAGTGGCAACGTGTGCTTTGGTATGCAACGCTGTATGTGTGGCGCACCTTCTTGTTTTTCGGACTTATCTATTTACTATCTAAACTTATTTACTAATGGCAGAGCCTATTGTTCGGAGTTTCGTGATCGACACCAGTGAGAGCGAGCAAAATCTTAAGGAGTTAAATACTACAATCAATGCAACTGATGCTGCAATCAATAAAGGTGCGCAGGCATTTGACAACGTAGCCGTTGCACAAGAAGAGGTTGTTGTATCGAGCAAGTCATTGAAGGCGCAGCTGCGTGACCTTCAGGCGCAGTTAGCCAATACCGAACCCGACAGCGCGAAGTATCGTGAGTTATCACAGGCAGCAGGGGAACTTAAAGACAAGATTCAGGATGCAGCACAGGCAGTAGGCACACAGGCAGGTGGTGCATTTGAAAGGGTGAGCGGTTCACTTGGACTGGTGACATCGCGTATTGCAAACCTTGACTTTGAAGGTGCGGCAGAAGGTGCAAAGCTACTTGCTCAAAACATTACGCAGATTAAGCCGGGTGATATCACCAAAGGTATACAAGGCATAGGTAGTGCGCTTGGCTCAGTTGGTAAGGCGTTACTTACTAACCCAATCTTCTTGATAGGTGCAGCCATTGCAGCTGCTATCGTGTATGCAGATGAATTGTTATCGCTCATCGATGGGGTAACGGATGCTGAAACAAAGGCACTGGATGTGCAAAAGGAACGTGCTGCATTAGCGAAAGAGCAAGTAGATGCAATCGGTGCGCAGGAAGAATCGTTGAAGCGTCAAGGCTTAACCGAAAAAGAGATTACTGCGCTAAAGTTGCAGGCATTAGATACTGCCATACTTGAACAACAAGCAGTAGTTGAAACCACACGCATACAGGCAGAGGGGCAAATAAAAGCAGCCGAGCGAAATGCGCAATATCTCAAGACCTTTCTTGACTTTGTAACCTTTCCACAGCGCAAGCTTGCTGAGTTCTTTGAAGGCTTTGTCAATGGATCAATAGACATCCTAAACAAGTTAGGGCTGGGCATTGAAAAGATTAATGTATCAGGTGTATTTGAAGATGTAAACAACTTTATTGTAAAGCAGGTATTCGACCCTGCGGCTGAACGCAAGAATCAAGAACAAATCGTAAAGGATGCTGAGAAGTCATTGGTTGCATTAACTAACCAACGCGATGGAATACTCAATGCGCAGGATGCAAAGGAAAGAGCAGCCGCACAAAAGGCAGCGGATGACAAAGCAAAAGCGGCAAAGGATGCAGCAGATGCACAGCTAAAGGCTGAACAAGAAGTGAGCGACCTGCTCAATCAGTTGTACGAAGAAAATCTCAAAGAGTTTGAAGATGCTGAAAAGCAAAAGACCGCAGCAGCAGAAGCCGAGGCAGAAAAGCGTAAGAAGGCAGAAGAAGAATACGATGCAGCTATAACCGCACTGCGTGCCGAGCAGGATGCAGCCAACCTAACGCAAGACCAAAAGGATGTCATTGCAATTGACAACAAGTATTTGGACTTGCGTGAAAAGGCAATTGCCGCAGGTGAAAGCACACTTGAAGTTGATGCCGCATACAAGGCAGCGTTAGAAGCACAGGAGCAACAATCGGCAGAAAGAAGAAAGGCAAACGAACAAGCGGTACAAGATGCAAAGTTGCAACTTACATCGGATGCATTAGGTGCAATCAATGGACTTGTTGCTGCATTTGCCAAAGGTGATGAGAAGCGTGCAAAGCAGGCATTTAAAATTCAAAAGGCAGTTAGCATAGCGCAGGCAACAGTTGACACGTACAAAGGTGCAAACGCTATTTTTGCCGCTGCTGCTGCTAACCCATCGACAATCCTTTTTCCTGCGCAGCCATTTATTGCGGCAGGTACGGCTATAGCCGCAGGTATTGCCAACGTAGCGACAATTGCACAACAGCAGTTTCAAGGTGGTTCAGCAAGTGGTGGTGGTGGAAATGAAAACCCACCAAGCTTGCCAGGTGGTGGTGGTGGTGACACAGGTTCTCAGCCTGCTCAGTTTAACCCACTCGCATCATCATTCCTGCAGGATAGACCAGAGCAGTTAACGCCACGTGCCTATGTATTGGCAGGTGATGTCGCAAGCCAACAAGAAGTGCGCACTAAAGTGGAAGACCTATCACGAATCGGATAATTAAAACTAAATTTGTAACATGGAAAAGAGAAAAGTAGTTAAGTGTGTAATAGACGAAGAAGGTCGTTTAGGCATTACGGCGATGGGCTTAGTTGATAGCCCTGCAATCGAAGAAAACTGGATTGCGCTAAGCAAGATGCAACTCGCGAAAGTGGATGAGGAACGTAGGATGCTATATGGTCCAGCACTCATACCCGACAAAGAGATACTGCGCTATGACGAGAAGGGCGAACCTTACTATGTCTACTTTGAAAAGGCAACAGTTAGCGCAATCGCACATCAGTTCTTTAAAAAGAATCTGCAACACACGACTAATCTGCAACACGAGATACCTGTAACCGGTGTGACCGTGGTTGAATCATGGGTGAAAGAAGGCAAGATGGACAAATCAATACAACTTGGATTGCCTGAGTTGCCCGATGGTACCTGGTTCATTGGCACAAAGGTGGACGAAGACCATGTGTGGGAAGATGTGAAAGAAGGCAAGGTGCGTGGCTATAGCATTGAAGGATTCTTTAACGAGGTGGGTGTGTCGATGAGTGGTGTTAAGAATTACGAGGCTGAGTTGGTGCATGAACTTGACCAACTATTGAGCAATGTAAACCCCAACAAATGAAAATAAATGCTGTTAAGTTCAAAGACAAAAAGTCCTTTGACAAGAACAAGAACAAGCCGAATGTTCGTGCGGTGCATGAGCCGTTTGGCATTATCGTGTTTGAAGATGATAAGCCAGTCACTCCTGATTCTTCCAAAGTATCGCAGGCATATCAGGTAGATGGTGCAGTAGACAACATACCTACGGGTCTTGCTATCCTTGTTGCTCCTGATTTGGGCGCAGCACAGGCATATTTGCAAAGCATGAAGGTAGTCGTTACTGAAACCTTCCCGTTAACCAACACGCTATTCGTAGAAGTACCTGCCTTTGCCTCGTTTGATGAGTTCTATGCTGCGCTAATGAACACCAAATTATTTACGAGTGTAGAGCCTGACTACATCCAACCATTTGAAGTGAATGGTGATGCGTATACCTACGATGGACAATGGCACTTGCCGAACCTTAAAGCAAAAGAAGCATGGGGGTTGATTGATGGTGCTGCCTATGGTGAAGTGGCTGTGTTAGATATTGCCTGTGATGTTGACCATGAAGACTTGCAGGGCATGATTAGTAGCACATCATGGAACTGCGTAACGGATGCGGCTGATGTTCGCCCCGTGAGCGAGTTTGAAAGACACGGCACACCATGTTCAGGATTGATTTGTGCGGCAACGGACAACAACGTAGGGGTTTCCTCTTTGGGCAACAACAAACTGAAGGTTCAATTTCTGCACATTGGCTATGGATCAACAGCAGGTGGAAGCTTTGGCACATCAGATACCATTGTTACACGGGCAATCAACAAGGCAATTGCTAATCCTAACTGCGTTGCTGTGTCGATGTCGTGGGGTGGTGGCGGTTCTTCAAGCTACCCACTATTTCAAAACGCAATGACAGCCGCAAAGACCTTTGGTCGTGGTGGAAAAGGCATTCCACTTTTTGCAAGTAGCGGAAACCAGAACAATCCTAACTTCACACAAGCACCTGCTATCTATCCGATGGTGCATGCCGTTGGTGCATCAACGCAAACAAACTTGCGTGCATCATTTAGTAACTATGGACCAAAGACATTTGCTGCAACGCCCGGCACAGGATGCCCAACAACTGACCGCATGGGTGCATTTGGCTACAACGCAACAAGCAACTACACCAACTTCAGTGGCACATCTTGTTCATGCCCCGTTATGGCTGCAATTGCAGGTAGCGTAATTCTTGCCAATCCTGCACTAACCGAAGCACAAGTATCGGATGTGATGCGTCAAGCTGCGCGAAAGACAGGCGGTTATGTATACGATGCAAATGGCAAGAGTGCAGAACTTGGTTATGGTGTAATCGACATGTTTAGTGCGGTGACTATTGCAAAGAGTTTAGATGGTGGTAACCCAGTACCTGTGCCAACACCTGAGTTTAACCTGTTTGGTACAATCAGCACACCTGCAAATGCGGTTCAAGGCACAAGCATCAGCATCGTGTATTCAGTCAACATCGATAGACTATACACGAAAGATGTAACGACAACCGTGCAACTTACGTTCACGCGACCCGATGGTACAAAGTTCATCTTTTACACCGGTGATGTGACCATACCTGCAGGTCAATTGGTAGCGACTATGACAACGCCATTTGGTTTGCCTAACAACGTAACAGGTAATTCTCAATTCTCACTGACCATCGACCCAAACATGGTGATACTTGAGTTTAATGAGAATGATAACACCATAAGCACAGGCACGACCATTACCGCACTCAATCCACCAACGACAGGTGTAGATGCAGAAGTGAAGATTAATAGCTTCACATGGCTTGACGCGAATCGTGTGCGTATCAACTACACCGTATTCAATCGCGGCAGTGTTGCCATAACAAGTTGGAAAGGGATATTCGGCTTTGAGGGTGCTGCACTTGGCACATGGAATAGAGCAGATAGAATTGCAGTAGGTAGTAGCATGTCATTTGGTAGCGTGATGTACTTGAATGGACTAACGATGCCACGCAACTTTACCATTTCAATCGTTGCGGTTAATGGCTCACCCGATGCAGTAAGCAGCAACAACACTTCAACTATTTTGGTGACGCGATAATTTTGTTATCTTCGCATCGTGGTGACACATTGAATAGTATTTAGGTTAGAGTATTTAAAAAGAAAGCCCCAAACGAGGGGCTTCTTTTTTTAACCAAAACAATAACCACTACAAAATACAAGCACGAACGTAATCGGCTATATTCATCTTAGATGCTTTTGCACTTTTAACTACAGCCTTGTATTGCTTCTCGGTCAATCGTGCTGATACTTTTTTCGCAAGTGTGTCTGCTGCTTTCATAAATAAAGGTATTTAATTACCCCGCTAAGATAAAACAAATGTTGGATGTAACAAAACAGGCTGATTTCTACAATAGCCAAATATCCAACAATGTCAAACATCAAAGAACAAATCAAATCCGTATTCAACAAGTACGGCATTGACCCTTCAAGTGTTGGTATCAAGTTCGAAGAAGAAGCACCTGCGGCAGCTGAATTGAAGTTCGCAGTAGAAGGCACTTTGAGCGATGGTACTAAAATCTATTCTACCGCAAACGAGTGGGTAGTAGGCGTAGACATCTACACTCAAGACGCAGAAGGCAATCCAGTACCTGTGCCTGCGGGTGAATACATCCTTGAGGATGGTGTCACCAAAGTAGTAGTAGGCGAAGATGGTCTAATTGCTGAAATCGAACGCGAAGAGCAATCAACCGAAATGAGCAGCGAAGACCTCGTTGCCGTAATTGGTCAATTGTCTGAGCGCATCGCAGCACTTGAAACCGAAAAGACTGAGCTTGCTGCTGCGGTTGAAACTGCAAAGAGCGAAGCACAGGCTGCTAAGACTGAACTCGCTTCAGTTAAAAAAGCACCGGCTGTACCTTCAGTTAAGTCACAAGAATTTAAAAAGAATGCTCAACCCGTGGTTGCATCGAATGGTAACTCATTCAGCGACTTCATGGAAAGCATCCGTTCAAAAAAGTAAATTAATTCACCTCATAAATTTTATTTAAAAATGCCAACAACAACTTCACTCACCACCACCTATGCAGGTGAATTAGCTGGTGAAATCGTAGCAAAGGCACTCTTGTCAAACGTATCTGCACAGTACGTGACAATGAAGCCTAACGTACCTTACAAATCAGTAGTACGTAAAATTGATGACACTGTAACATTTGCCGCAGGCACTTGTGATTTCACGCCAACAGGCACGATCACTTTGACTGAGCGCATCTTGACTTTGGAAGAATTCCAAGTTCAACGCCAAATCTGCAAGAAGGATTTCTTCATTGACTGGACAACTGCTGATGTAATGTCAGGTCGTGTAAACACACAAATCCAAGACGCTATCATTGGTCGCTTGGTTGGTGGTATTGCTGCTGCTAACGAGACCATCATGTGGTCAGGTGTTAACGCAACTGCAGGTCAGTACGATGGTTTTGAAACTTTGATTAAGGCAGGTGGTTCAGGTGCTGTATCTGCAGGTTCAGGCGCATTGAACGACACTAACATCATCGCTACCATTTGGGATGTAATCAACACTGCTCCTGCTGCCGTAAAAGGTGCTGCTGAAAAGCCTGCACTTTACATGGGACAGGCTGCATGGGAAGCTTACATGCAAGCGCAAATTGCTGATGGCAATGGTTGGTACTTGACAGGTGGACCAGAGGTTAATCGTCGTTTCGTAGGAATGTACGAAATCTATGTGTGTCCAGGAATGACTGCAAACAACATCATCTTCTCTCAGCCAAGCAACTTGATGCTCGGTACATGGCAAGAGAACCAAATGAACGAAGTGTTCATCTTGGACATGCAGAACTTGGATGGTTCACAAAACGTTCGTTACGGTGCGCGTTTCTATCTCGGAGCGCAAATCGCGGTGGCTGAAGATATCACCTACTGGGGAGCATAATTAATAATCAAGGGGGTGTAACAGCCCCCTTTTAAAACTATACAAAATGGCTTGTGAATTAACCACAGGATTTACGCTCGGATGCCTTGAAGGTATCGGAGGTGTTAAAGAAGTATTGATTGCTAACTACGCAGACTTCGAAACAGGTATTACCTATGGTGGTACTGATGGCGAAGTAGATGGATTGCCAACGGCAACTATCTATCGTTACGTTCCTTTCCGTAACTCAGGTTCATACATTGAAACAGTAAACAAAAACTTGGAAACAGGTACATTGTTTTTCTCTCAAGAAGTTGGATGGACTTTCGGTAAGTTGAACCAAGACATGCGCAACGAATTCTTGAACGT